TATGAAAAAACATTTAAAAAAGCTTACCGGAGTGACGTACAGGAACGAACGAGAAAAGCTTGATCCTGTTCCTATGAAGTCGCCTGTGGCCTTTAAAAGGCCACTATCGGCAGCAGAACGCGTGCGTCTTGCTCTGAAGACGCACGATTACCTTAGATCTCTCGACGCTCTCCCAGGCGACGATAATCTCGACGGCCCACCGATTGAGGAGATGGCTCCTCATCAGCTAACCGTAGATCCGGAAACGGGCGAGGAAATGACGGCCGCGGCATATGTTATGTTACAAGAGGAACGTTCCCTCGTTCACGAGGGTCTCACTAAAGCCGCAAGCAAGTACAACGAAGCGCGGCGTTACGTTCCGAAACGAAAAAAGAAGAAGGTGTCAAAGCCACCTTCTGACGAGTCCGACGAGGACGACAACTAGTACACTACTTGATGTGTACTAGGCTAGGTGACACCGGGACAGCGCAGCAAAAGGGGGGACAGTGGGAAAAAGTAGAAGTCGGCGCAGGAGACCTGCTAACCATAGGTTGCCCAATTCTACGCACACGTCCACCCAAAGGAGCGTCGTAAATGCGATAAATCGCATGTCGGCGCTCCAAACCTGGGACTTTGTGTTTTACAAACCAAAGTCCCAAAGTCACCTAGCCACTCCTAAACTCTTCAAACCGAATCCTGTGCCTACTGGCACAGGATTAAAACGACCTCGCCTCTTCACCCCACCGGAGACACGTAACACACCGCTCAAGCGAGATGTGTGCGTTTCCAGGGGTATCAGGCAAGAGGTCATGCACGCAACTGGTAGTGCGGGCAAAAAGGGCCAAAAGAGGCCCGTATGGACAAAAAATTCAAAAGTGAGGTGTTAGATGGACCCGATCACCGGCGCAGCCCTAATAGCGGGCGGAGCCACATTAATAGGCGGTGTAATGAATCGCGACTCTCAACGAGAAGCGAATGAAGCCAACGCAGCCGCTCAAGAGCGTTTCGCTCGTGAAGGTCTTCAATGGAAAGTTGAAGACGCAAAAAAAGCAGGCATTAGCCCAGAGTATGCACTGGGCGCAAATACAACTACATTCAATCCGACGCACACGTCGGATAGATCAGGCGATATGATCGCCGACGCCGGCCAAAGCGTCATGAGAAGTGTACTCGCTACACAAGACGCAAAAAGCCGGCAAACTGACGAGGCCTTAAAGGTCGAGACATTACGAGGGATGAAGCTTGATAACGATATCAAGCAGACGCAATTTACCCGAGTTCCTTATACAACTGGTATGCCACCGTTCCCCTCAATGACGGGAAACGTGATTGAGGGCCAAGGCAACAGTCCTGTAAAGGACGTGCCGATGGAACGAACAGGGGCTTCTAGGTCTACGCCGCACTCCGAAGGAGGGTCGATTCCCACAGTAGGCTGGGGAATGACCCATGACGGCGGTCTCACACCAGTACCGTCACAGGACATAAAAAACCGCATCGAGGATCAACTTGTACCAGAACTAACTTGGGCTGGCCAGAACTTAGTGGCTCCCAACGTTGGAAAAGGGCCAAAGCCCCCGAAAGATGCGTTACCGCCAGGTTACGATTACTGGCGTTGGTCGATATCTCGACAAGCCTACTATCCGTCGAAGACCGAACGCGGCAACAAGTTCGGCGACTACTTTCGTAGTCGCAAAAACGAGCTTAAGCGAGAGTTCCAAAAATATTACGACGGAAAGCTGCCGCTTTCAGGACGTAAACTAAAATAGAAAGGAGGTTATATGGCACGTCGTCGAAGAAGACGCACCGGCCGCACAAGACGTAAGTCTGGCGGTGCCAATGCTATTTTCAAAACAAGATTAAAGAGGCGTCTATGACGCCGATCTCCTGCAAGTGCAGGAAACCCTATGTTAAAGGGGGCCTCCCATATTCATGTGGTCAGTGTCTCCCGTGTCGTATCTCGCGCAGAAGACTATGGGTACATAGAATTATGCTCGAGGCTCGCCTTCATGGCGACTCCTCATTTCTGACGCTGACCTACGATCCGAAGTTAGACACTTTCCCTAAAGGAGGCTCCCTTGTTCCCAAAGACTTCACGAATTTCCTCAAATCTCTACGGCGCCGATTTACGACGGCTCCAATCCGTTATTACGGAGTTGGAGAATATGGAGAGGTGTCTGGACACCCTCACTACCATGCAATCCTTTTCGGATACCCAACTTGCTCTGGCGTTCGGTGCCAAGACAAATCAGGACGATACCGATGCCCTGCGTGTGAAATTGTTCACACAGCTTGGGGAAAAGGTCACATACTGCTTGGCGACGTTACAAAGGATTCAGCATCCTATGTAGCTAGCTACGTAACAACAGGAAGGACGCAATCAAATGAGTACACAGAACAATATCTTAAAGGGCGGACACCCGAATTCGCCCGCATGTCACTTCGCCCGGGAATTGGAGCGTATGCGATTGATAAAATTGCAGAAGCGTATCAAGACCGGCCAACGTTCGGAAGTGCGCATTATAAAAGCGAGAACGACGTGCCGTCAGTGCTGGAATCCGGTGGGAAAACGCTACCTCTTGGACGGTATCTCAAACGTCGTTTCCGCTCTGCCATCGGCCTCGCGGACGACGATCTTAAAACGCCGGAGGTAAAACTTGCGCAATGGAAAACGGAAATGTCCGGAGTGTATACGGAGGCTTTCAAAGATGCGCCGTTTACGCCGGACGACAATCAAAAAAAATTGTTGCTCACGCAACTAAACAAAGACAGTATAACTGTCATCGAGAACCGCTTTAAGAAGTACAACTTGAAAGGAGCCTTATGAGGCGCAAACTGCATCGACACGACTTATCGTGTGAGAAAAATTTTTCAGGTAACATGGGTTACCTTATCCCTACACACTTCAGACATGTCTACCCAGGAGACATTGTCCGTGAACGAGCCGATTTTTTCGTGCGAGTGTCACCGCTACTGGCACCAATTATCTCCAAGGTCATGATAAAAGCTGAAAGCTTTTACGTGGCCACGGATACGGTATGGTCGAGTGCCCAGGAATTCTACTCGGGAGGTCAATCTGGCACTTCTACTAAAGTCATTCCTAAATACACGGCCGCGGGCCCTCTTCCTGGAGGCACTGGCGGTCTTTTCGATTATCTTGGTGTCGACCCTATTGCGGGCGGCGTTGCTTTGCGAAGCTACAACGTACTGCCAGCCCGCGTCTATGGCTCAATATGGAATTGGCATTATCGCGATCAAGATCTACAGACCGCAAGAGTAGTTTCACTCGCTGACGGTCCAGACTCAACAACAGACCTAACACTCGCAAAGCGATGTTGGGAACGTGATCGCTTCACTACTGCACGACTATCACCGCAACGTGGTGATGACGTACTCATCCCTATGGGCGGCACAGGAGAGCTTTCGGAAACCGAAGCTCCCGTTGAAGGTATCGGTACTCCGAATGCCGTCAACTTTGCCGCCACTAACTCAACGACTCTCCGTCGAAGTGGTACAAATTCGACTGGAGTCTATAATCCTTATTTCGCCGCGGGCGAAGGCCAAGGCGTTATGTATCTTGAGGGCGAACCTGGCGGCGGCACTGGCGCTCGGCCTTATGTTCGCACGAATCTCACAGGCGTAACCGCCGATATCGATCCAGGCACTATCCGCGAACTTGGTGAAGCGGTCGCCATAGATCGATTCCGTCGCAGACTTCAGTCAGCAGACGGTTCTTACCCCGATTATACTCTCGCAACTTTCGGTATCAGGGCACCTGATATCGAACTTCAAAAACCCGTGCTACTTGCACGATCTTCTTCGCCTTTACAAATCTCAGAAGTCTTGCAGACTTCTCAGGCCTACGACGCTTCCGACGATCCGGTCGGAAACCCGGTCGGAGACTATACCGGTCACGGTATAGCGACGGCTCGAGGCCACGCATATAAATACCACGTAAAACGTCATGGTTATATCATGACGATTTTTTCAGTGGTTCCTAAGTCTATGTATACTCAATGTGCGGACAAAGAATTTTTCCGCACCACAAAAGAAGATTACTTCGATCCAGATTTGGACCAAATCGGAGAAGAAGAAATTACCAATAAAGAGGTCTTCCTCGGAGCTACTGATCCTGATGATCCATTCGGCTACCAGTTCCGCAATTATGCGGACAGGTCCTCTCTCAACACGATAGCTGGTGAGATGAGGACAGAGCTTAAATTTTGGCATCAGGCTAGAGAATTCTCTTCTGACGTCGCGCTTAACTCTGACTTCGTCACGTGCGATCCCACCGACCGCATTTTCGCGTTCGGTAGCACGGTTGACCAACTTCGAGTTAAAGCTATGCATGACGTCAAGATGTTACGACCTCTGAAACGAATCCCAATGCGAGGTGTATTATGAAAAAACATTTAAAAAAGCTTACCGGAGTGACGTACAGGAACGAACGAGAAAAGCTTGATCCTGTTCCTATGAAGTCGCCTGTGGCCTTTAAAAGGCCACTATCGGCAGCAGAACGC